CTGCTGATTTAGACGTTGCGCCATTGATGCAAGGCGTAACTGCTGCTGGTTCAGGTAACGTTCCAGCAATGATCTCTGCTGGTTCATCTTTGATGAGCAAGGTGCAGACACCAGAGCCAGTGCGCAACGAGATTGGTCGCATCCTGCTTTCACGTGAACAGCAAAAACTGTTGGACTTGAATGAGACAATGAAGCGTCTTAACGCATCACGCGCTGCGGCTGCTGGTTACGGTGGCTATACAGGTGGACAGATTGGTAGCAACTTGGCAATGCCTCAAAACGGACAGTAAATCATGGCAACACAAAACCCATACTCAAATTCTCTTTTGATGGATGCAGTGCGCGGCTCGTTGAGCAACGCAGAGTCTCTTGGTCGTGGTTTTGCTGTTGCGCCTGTTGGTTTGCTTGGTGATGTCAATGCCTTGGCGCGTCAGTATGTGACACCACGTCTGCCACAAGGTGTGCAAAGCCTGTTGCAATCAGCGCCAGCAGCGCCAACAACAGAGCAGATTTTGTCAAACATTCCACGGGTGTCTAATCCACGTATGGAGACTGCTGGTATGGAGCAGCTTGGCGCTGCAATGAATCCACGTGGTCCTGTTGATTTGGCTAAAGGAGTTGGTCGTGTGGCTGGTAATGCCATCAATGAAGCAATGGTCTATGACCGTGGTTTGCTGGCTGGTATTACGCCACAGCCGATGGGCGTTATGCCTAAGAGCATCGTAAGAGAAGGCAAACCAATTCAAAGTGCTGTTGTCTTAATTGGAGACAGAATATTTACTGGCAACACTCACACTGATGCCTTTAATCGCGCAATATACGAAGGCGTTATTAGAAAAGAAGGCGGTAAATTTATTTACCCTAAAGACGCTGAAGTAAACAGCGATCTGTTTATGACTAAAGACGGGCAGATCATTGACAGATTGCAAGCATCTAAGATGTTTGACATTGGTGCGTCAGAAACTGCAATTGCAGAAGGTTTGATGCAAAATAAGCCTCCAAGCTCAATGAGTGTTGATTCATATGTTGAGCAAGCAAAAGCCATCAAGCAGCAAAAAGAAAAGCCTTCATTCACCTACCCACAAGAAGAAGCAATGCGCCTTGCCCAGCAACGCGCTGCATTGCCAGTTGAGCAAGGTGGACTTGGTTTGTTGTCTAACAATACTGCTGCTGAACGTGAAGCAGCCATGTTTCCATTAAAAGCATATCGAGGTGTAACTGGAGACATTGAGTCTTCTGTTGTTCCATCAGACTACTTTGGCTCAAATTATTTTGGCAAAGGAATTAACCTTACAACCAGCCCACAAGATGCAAGTAAATACGCATCAACTGATGTTGGCGTTAATCACGACTTAGTTGGCAAAGCCGAATTGATGTCTCAGAAGTTGGGCATTAGCTATCCAGAAGCAAAAGCAGAACTCACAAAAGGTGGTGGTGCTGTTATGCCAATTTCTGCCAATATTGAAAATCCATTGATTGTTGGAATGCAAAAAATTCAAGCACCAGAATCAATGATTCGTTACGCTATTAACGAGGCTGGATATTCTGGTGATGTTGATAAGCTAGTTAATAAATTCAAAAATGCCAATACAGGAATTGAGCAGTTTGAATTGATGCAAGCCAATCAAGCAACTCCTTTTTATCGGAGTATGTCATCACTAATGAATAAAGATGGCTTAATGATTGACCCGTCTTTGTCTCCAAGAAGTGAAGGTGGGATGCACTTTTTAGCAACTGACCCAGACCAAATTCGCTCACGATTTGCAGCCTTTGACCCATTCCGAAGGACAGCAGCAGTAGCCGCCGCAATGGGAGTTGCTGCTCCTGACCTATTGGCTGAAGAACAAAAGCCTAAGAAAAAGAAAAACCTGCTAGACTAACCACATATCAACTAAACCAACGAGCCGTAAGGAATTGGTACACAAAATGAATAAAGTGCGGGAAGAAAATTCTGGGTTTGAAGCTCAGAAAGGTCGAGGAAGGCCCAAGGGAGTGCCTAATCGCTCCACCATTGAGTTTAGAGAGACCATCACTGCTCTGCTATCCAATAACTCTCAGAACGTGGAGAAGTGGCTTGCAGAGGTTGCTGAAGGCGATATTACTCAAGACCGCAAACCAGACCCCTATAAAGCCTTAGATATGCTGGCAAAGCTGGCTGAGTACGCAGCTCCAAAGCTGTCTCGTACTGAGGTAACGGGTCGTGATGGTGGCGCTCTGAAGATTGAAAACCTGTCTGAAGACGAACTAGACGAGAAGATTAAAGCTGCAATGTCTGCCTTAAATGGTTGATAAAGTTGAACTTCTCATGCTGCTTGAGGAAAAGCAGCGCAGACAGTACGAGTACCGCTACAAGTACATTTTTGGCAGTCTGTACGGCTGGCAACAAGAGTTCATCGGTGCTACACACGAATATACGCAGTGCTGCTTGATTGCGGCTAACCGTATTGGTAAGACGCATCTAGGCACTTACATTGACTCAATTCATGCTTTGGGAGACTACCCAGAGGAATGGAACGGTCACAAGTTTGAGCATCCACCGCTGATTTGGTGTCTTGGCTACTCAGGCGAAAAGACCCGTGACTTGCTTCAAGCTGCCATTGTTGGCAAGAAACAAGGCGAGAAGTATGTTGGCGGTCTAATCCCAACTGACCGCATTGTTGGCACAGAATCAATGGCTGGAACGACAAACGCCTTGCGCTCTGTCTTTGTCCGTCATGCCACTGGCGGCACATCTACCATCCAGTTTTGGAGTTATTCACAGGGTCAACACGCCCTGATGGGTGACGCTGTGGATTGGTTTCACATTGACGAAGAACCAAGAGACAGATTCATAAGGGGAAACAATGTAATCGGCATCTTGGTGCGATAAAAACCCTGCTAACGTAGCCATCTCAATGATTTCATCTTGTTTCATATCGTTTCTTTCAGTTCAATACCATTGTCAGCGCACCAAGCAAGCAAGAACTCAACAAACTCGCTTGCCTGTTCTTTGGTGAACTTACGAGTCTGCTGACCTAGTTGCACAATTCCTGTCATGTCTAGACTTGGAACAACCTTGCCAGCTTCAATCTGTTTTTCTTTGCAGTATTGCCAGACCAACATTCGTTTCCAATCTTCAGCATCCCATTTAGAGCCGCAATGCTCTGCCTGTTTAGCAATATCACCAAAAATTGCGTGATATTTACGATTTTGTTCATCACTACGACTTGCGTCTTTGACTTCTAGCGTCAGCTTACGCCCTGCCGCCAATGCTGCCTTAACCTTGGGCCAAAGGCTTTGCATTAGGGCAGACGCTTGCTGCTGGTCAATTAGGTCGTATCTCATTTAAGCCTGTCACCAACCAAAGTTGCGTATCCAGCAATGTCGTGCCAGTGGTCATGGTGGTTTGGATTGCCGTTCAGCACACGGGCAATCTTGTGGCAAATCATTTCCAAAGCCTCAATCTGGTCTGCATCAAGTTCTTGGAAATCATGCTCCCAAAGCACAGCCTTTAGTTTTTGGCTAATTGCTGCGTGTGTTGCAAAGTCGCCATGTGTCTTTTGACGCTGTTTCAAAGTTTTTTCAATAGTCATTTGATTGCTCCAATAAATTTCAATGCTTGCTCTGGATTCTCTACAACGCCCAAGAAGGCGCATTTCCATTCCTCATGCCACTTCACTTGGTCATCAGTTAATTTGCGCTGTGATGGCGGTTTCCTGCCATCCTTGACCTCAATAAGATAGAACGTGCCTTCGTATTGGCAAAGCAAGTCAGGTACGCCTTTACCAATAGCCGCCAAAGACTGAACTTTAGTGCCAGCCGCCCGTAATGCACTAACCACTGCTTCTTGATTCGCGTCAATTTTTGCCGCCCGTCTCATTCATCAATCCTGATTTCGTTTTCATCTAGCAATTCCAAATATCTTTTGTAAACTTGCTGCACTTCAACTGGTGCTGTAAAAACAATCCATTCACGGATTTGTGCCTTTAACCTGTCTTCTGCGACTTCTTGCAAAGCCTGTTCAAGCAATTCTGGAACAATCATTTCGTCTCCAGCGGCAAAGTCACGACAGGCAATGCAATCATGCTTTCTTTTGCCCATTCAACGCCAAGATCGTAAGCGTTTGACATAGCTGTGATTGTGTTTTCATCGCATCCAACGCCACGAAGCATTGCAATCATGTCATCTTTGCTCATTTGCCATTACCTCTAAAGTACTTTTGAATTGGTTTTTAATCAGATCGCTTTTCAGCATTTCAAGAACGCCAACAGCAAATGTTGTTGTGACTTTTCCTTCGTACTTCATCAGCACATCAAACAAGTCAGCCATTAAATTTTCTTCTTTACTCATCGCGCACCTCTTAGCTCCCAACCCATTTGAAAATAACGCCACCGTGTTTGCATTGCGGAATCTAAGTAACGACCTTTATCAGATTTTTTAAAGTCTGTTTTCCCGTTTGAGCGCATAACCGCCTCAAATGTTTTTTGTGCTTCTGTCATAGTGGGCTTTCTGGCAGTTGTGCGCGTTGCGCCTGTTGGTACGCTTTGATTTGTTTGGCAGTCCAAGGAACTGCGCCTGTGGCTGGTGGGAAAGGCCAATTCATGAATTCACCCCGCAAACCATCTCCATGTACGCTACGTACACTTGATCGGCAGTGGTAAATGTTCTCTTGTCATCTTGCAAGTAGTAGTGTGAAAGCGACCTACCAAAGCCACCTTCTTTTTTCACCCGCGTAATTGTGATTTTGTTCACACCCGTACTGGGGTTGAATCGGTGCAAGTAATGCTCTTTGTCACCAGATATGT